CTATAGCCTGCCTTCGTCCCCGTAGCTGTAATAACTTCCATCCGTTACTATCACATGGTCAAGAAGCCTGATATTCATAATTCGTCCCGCTTCCAACAGGGCATGCGTCAGGCGGTCGTCGTCCTTACTTGGTTGAAAATTACCTGACGGGTGATTGTGGCAGAGTATCATGGATGTGGCACTGCAAGAAAGGGCCTCATGCAAAATCACTCTTACATCTACCTGAGTAGACGCCAGCCCTCCGACTGAGATACGCTGTTTGCGGATGATTCGGGATGCCTGATTCAGGAAGATAACCCAACATTCCTCTACTTTCAGGTCCGCCATGTAGGGAAGCATCACTTCGTAAACGTCGGCGCTGGAAGTTATACGTTTGTAGTTGTTCTTCCGTTCCTTGATTCTCTTGTATAGTTCAATGACTGCCAGTGCCATCTCTCTGCGTGCCGGTGTCAGCAGGTTACAAATGTCTTCTATCGACACATTGCTGCCGTTCGCTAACATGGCGTTCACCTGATTGCTTGTTTCCTTGTTGTTGGTAAGCTGATAAACTACTTCTGCGTCGCTCAAGTGGCGGCATTCTCCGCAAATTTCGAATAAATCTTTCATAATGTTGTTTATTAAATTGTTATACAAATAAGGTTTTCGCTAAAAACATTCCACCGATAACGGATGCGCCAAAACTTTCAAGGTGGCAGGCAAAACGAGCGTAGGAGTAACCACGGGTTATCACGTCATCGAAGACAAGCACTTTTTTATCTTTGAAAAACTCCTTGTCGAAGTTGATTACCTGCACGTCGTTTACGTGCTTCCCTGATTTGCTCTCGTGGATTGCCAGCCGTTCACCCTCTACCGTGATATGGCTGTATCCGTTTACTGCTCCCGATAGTCTGGCCACTTCTTCCGAAAACTCTCTGTATCGGATTTCATTTTTTCGCTGGCTGCTGGCTGGGATACAGACAAACACCATGTCACTCGCTGACGTGCCAAACTGCTCACGGATTTTCTTTGCGACAAGCTGGGCTGCTGAAACGGCACATTTACCGTCTTTGAATGCCCACACAAATTTTCTCACCTGCCAGTCTCTTGCGCTGGCCTGATATTTTGTGGGCAGGTAGTCAAAGAAGTTGAACATGTACTTTCTGCACTGGTTTAGCATGGATTCGGTAAAGGGTTTCATATCGGTAGTTTTTGGAGTCTTATTCTTGAACCTCGAGCCGAGGTAGTGAGCCTTTTCTTCTACTCTTCCTTCTCTGAGGTTTTTTTTATTCCGTCGCCTTTCGCTGTCGGTTTGTTTCGCCTTTTTACACTGCGTCAAAAGGTGTTGCCAGCCGTGAAAGACAAGTTTTCACCGTAAAGCCCGGCCTTGAATACTACCCTGGAAGGGTGGAGATTTTTACAGTGAACAGCGCCTGAACTTGGCATACGGCAGGCAACATTTACCTTTGCAGTGATGAAAAGGCGTAACTGACAGGGGGAGGGGACACCGATATGAATTCCGAAGAGAAGAACAGAAGAGCAGTCAAACAATACATAGCTTTAGCTATACCGCCAGTAGGGAAAGCAATGGGGCGGGTGGGCCGCTGCGTGAACGCTATCTCCAGCACAGAAAGACTACCGAGTGTCTTTCTACCTTGTTACCCGGAAAATCTTCAGGATTTTTCGGGCGTCAGCAGGTTGGGTGTCAGTAAATTAGCCCTCAAAAACAGGCCAAAACAGGGGCGTTTGCTTGGATTTTCCGGCCATCCGAAACGAAAACGGCACACAATCAAACGAATACGCCCACCAAACACCGCATTTTATGCGGACGTCGGGAATCCGACCCCCCACCGCCCTACGCCATAAACCTAATTAGCACCTTTGAAAAAATCGGAATATGTAACGGCACACCCTTCTACACGCACGGTACACGCCAATTCGCGCACAAAAAAACAGCCCTGACAACCATCTGCACGGTCATCAGGGCTTACCCTAAGAATAAAACTAATTAGCTTTTTGAAAACTACATAGAGGATGTCACAAACATATCGAATGTCATCTGGGGGAAACGCTCACAGCCGATACACAGTGTATCGAACGCATCCGAACCGTCCGTTCTCGCCTGAAGCTGGTCTTCTTCTGTCTCTGCCAGCTTTTCACCCCGCTTGTCTTTGCCGCCGTTGTACACGCCTGCAGTCTGTACGGAGATAAGCAGGTCTTCGTTGTTCTGTTCGTTGAAGAAGGGGATGAGCTTAGCCTTTCCGGCAAACATACGGTTGAGGAGCAGCCACTTCTCGATGTGCTTCATCGGGGGACCTATATAGACAGAACGTACCTCCCAACCTCTGTCCTGGAAAGCACGCTCGATGACGTAATGAAAGTCTTCGTCATTGACCGCATAGTTTGAGCCTAAGGCCGTACTGTCGTAATAGAATATCACTTCCTTGCGTCGCTGGTGTCGGTAATACTTGCAGAAGTCATCCACCAGGGCCTCGAGCTTACGTTCATACTTTACCCAGAAAGATTTAATCACCTTCAGCCGGTTCCGGTCCGGCTGGCCGGCTACCAGCCAGTTGATGTTGGCATTAAAGTCAAAGGCGATGCAGATGGGCTTATCCCTATCGAGGTCAGCATCCATCAGGCAGGAAGGCTCCTTGATTTTGTCGAACTGATATTCCAGGCTGTCCAGGTAGCTGAAGTCAGTCGCATTGTATTTGTGCCCCTCTGTCATGCTGGAGTAGAAGCCGTCTCGACTGATACCGATACGCTTGCACAGGATGGCCGTCTGAAAGGTAAGTGGGGGAAGGTCACGCTTCATCTGATTAATGAATGCTTCACCCAGCAGCTGCATGTTCTCAATCGTGGAGAACTCGCGGTACAGAACTGCCACAGAACCCATGCGGCACACGTCACGGTTCAGGGTACGCAGATAATCCTTCAGGTACAAAGGAACCGGTTCTGATTTAGCCTGAATGTCGCGGATGCGTTTCTTTGTCCGCCAAATCTCATGTACTGTCGCCTGGATGACTTCAATCAGCTCCGGGTCGCACTTCTTTTCGTAGTCCAGGAACCAGGAACCTTTCTTTGTGACCGGCATATCGGAGGTAATCAGCATGCCATGGTGGAAGTAGTGATGGCCGAAATACTGCTTGTTACCACGGTTTGCCGGAAGAGTCTCGTCTTTCAGCTGCTCGAAGTCGATGTACTTTGCTTCATCAATGTCCAGGTAATCCAGTGAAAAGGAGTTGGATGTTCCGGAACGGTCCTGGCTGATGATGTAACCTATCGAGCCGTTGTAGAAGGAAATGACATTCTCCCAGTTGTCGGGCTGGAAGATGGGTTCACCCCATCCCCAGGACTTCGGCGGTTTCTTTCCGATAGTCCAGTGTACGTCGCGCTTGAACCCCCAGCGTTGCCAGTGAATCAGCATGGACGGGATGGTATTGGTGAGGGCACGCTTACAGTTGGCTGCCACAAAGCCTGTGATGCTTCCTGGCATGCGCTGCATGTTGCGCAGGTTGATGGCGGCATGAATCGGACCTTTCCCCCAACCACGTCCGGCACAAAGCACTATGTCTTTTGCCGGGGTGAATAGGACCTGCTGCTGGGTGTCATGGAAGTATTCTCTCATGGTTCGGGTGCCTCCTGTGATTTTTTAGGGTTGAAAATGTCGTCTTCGTTGAAGTCGGCATCCTCAAACTGGATGTCCTGGACATCCTCATTCATGTACTGCTTTATCTTATCCGCAATGCGCTGCCGGATGTTCGGTATCGGTTTAATTCCGATAATCGTCGGGTCGCTGTCCGGCTGGAAGGGTTGCACTACAATCTTGTCGTAGCCTAAATCCTTGGCATCCTCCTTGTCGAGCTGCATGTACTTGGCGTAGTAGTTGTCACAGGCGGCCATCGCCCGGGCGTCCTTCATGCGCTTGGCCATTTCGTAACTCTCTTCGTTGCGCTGGATGAAGCGGTAGCGATGGTAGTCCTTGGTGGCCTTGTTCAAATCTCCCAGCAGGTATTTGATGATGCGGATGTCTTCGTAGGCAGCTGACTTCTGTATCTGGTATCGCTTCTGAAGCTCGAGCACTATTTCCTGTTCCCGTATGCGCGGGTACTGGAGCCAGTAATTATACATGTCCCGAAGCCGGAGCAGACGCTGCTGGATGACTTCGGGAATGTTACGCTCTCGCATCTCGTCGACCGAGGCGAAGAGGTTTTCTTTGGCAATATCAATCGTTGCGGGTAATGGCATAGTTATAAATCTTCGTCGGAATCCATGTCACGGATGTAGGAACCCACAAGCTGCACCGCCAGCGGGCTTCCGGCTTCGGCCAGCTCCAGCTCGTTTTGCCGGATCTGCAATGCCCGTTCGGCTTTCCCTTTGCGGTAGGCTATGCTGGCCGGATGGGATTTGTCGGATATGATTTCTCGCAGACGGCGTTCGTCTACGTCCATCAGGACTGCAATGTCTGATACCGGGGTGAGCATCGTGGCAAGTTCTTTGATTCTGTCAATCTGTGCTGAAGTGAATTCCATTGAGGTGTATGCTACGGGTATTAATAATCTCTGAAAACTGGTCTCGTAAGGTAAGGAAGATGTCGGGCTGCGTTGTGATCATCGCACATTCGGTCCGGTTTCCTCGCGTCTGGTTCTGGCTGGTAACGACTGTAACCATCCAGTGGTCGTTCTCGATAAGAAGTACCTTGGAGTGATTCTCTGTGAGGTACACATCATCGAATACGGAAGACATAAAGGTGTACAGATTTACAGTCTTCTTAGCTGCCTTCAGGTCGGCCATCAGGACAGAGTGAAGAATCAGCTGCCGTTTTCGGAGGGAGAACAATCTGCGCAAGAACTCCTCGGAAGTAGAGAAGGTGGACACGTAGACTTTAGCCGGTCCGGTCTGTGACAGGATGAACTCGAGGACATCAAAAAGCTGAAGCCGGTTATCCAGGTACGCCTGTAACGGCACATCGGATAACGGCTTCAGCAATCGGTTTACATGTTTCATGCTTTCAACCCTAATTCACGTAAGGCATTCACTTGGTCTTCTCCTACGTTGTTTCCGGTGGAGATAAGAAAGTCGTATCTCTGCTGTACTTTGGCCAGCAGCTTCTCGTACTTCTCCTGGTCTCCGGATTCCTTCAGCTCTGCCAGTTTCTTCTTGTTGTCTGATAGATAGCCGCGGGCTGCACTGACTTTTTTGGCCATTTCAGCAGGGTCTTCAGGTGATTCACCTTCTGCACCGCCGGCACCCTGAGTGTCCGGATTGAAATGGTCGTACTTGTTCATGTTATCCCGATATCTGGCATCCAGCTCTTCCAGTTGCTTCAGGTATTCGTACCTGTCGCATGGAAGAGCATCCTTCATGGTTTTCAAAGTCTCAAAAGTCTGCTTCAGGCGGAAGTAGATGTCTTTGTTGTCTTCCCACAGCTGACGGATTTCTTCGGGTAGTGAATCATGATCCGCGCGTTTGCCTTTGGCAATGGTCGCTTCTTGCGGTGTGTCGTCGTCGGAACTGATTTCAGGCTGGAAGGTGGCCAGTGTTTCAGCTACGGCCGGAACCAGCTCTTTGTCCATCTTGACCACGTCCTGAATCGTTTTTCGGTCCAGGCGAATGGCCAGGTGTTTCTTCAGCTCATATTCAATCTTACTCGCAAACTTCTGCGGATTGTGGGAAATATTCTGATAAAGGATGCGGTTACGGGTCAGCTTGAGCACCATTTCCGCACCTTTCATCAGGTCACGCTTGGCCGGCTCCGTATTGAGCCAGCCTTGCATGTTTATGGTTAACTGTTCATCTATGTACATAACTGTAGCCTCCTATTATTATCCACCCGGAAGGATTGCGCTACCATCCGCTCCGGAGATATCGCCATCTTCTGTTTCGATTTTACCTGTGTAGAACGGTGACGGGCAAATGTCCGTACACTGTGCCGTGAGGGTAGTTCCTGCTGTACCTGTTTCTCCTTCGCCGGAGGTCTGGGAGATTGTTGTATCAGGATCATAAGCTTCTGAACCTACCACGCGAAACTTTCCGTTACGCTGCTGGCACAGATAAATCATCTCATCATTATTTGCCTGTCGGCAAAATCCTGATGCTTCTTCGTCTGTACCGGCATATAACAATGTGGCTTTGTTAAGAATCGTTTTGGAAGGCTTTTCACCTTGTGAATCAGAGGCAATGTTGGATTTGGTAGTCAATACCTCCAGGTACTGCCATTTCTTGTCTGCCGCCAGCACAAAGTCGCCTTCGTATGTGGCTAATGCAGCCATGCTCTCCGCTCCGTCAATGTCAGGAAGTACCGGCCATTTTTCAATCCAGCTTTTCGGAATGAAGAAAACCTTACGTCTGATACCTGGCTGCGAGGTCTGACCTGGACACCAGGAAAGGGATTCGTACATCCCTTTGCTTGTACAATCTACTGCCATAATTTACCCTCCTATGCCAGCGAGAACCGGAGTTGTACCGTCGATGGTACCCACCAGCAGACGCTCTTTAGAAATTGTTTCAAATTCAGCACCAAAAAACATGGTAGCAACAAAGTCAAGTTTGAATGGATGATGCTTTTCTACCAGAATCGTTTCCTTATCAGCACCATTACCGTAACCAACAAGCATATTACTTTTTGTAGTAAGGTGAATGAAAGCGGAACCGGCTTTGTTAGCCAGGGGAACCAGCTCACATCTATTGTTAGAACTTTCGAGAAACGTCTTCTCAAATGACGTATTATAAGGGACATGGCCAACGGTAGCCTGATAATCGTCTACATAGTTGTCATAAACACCCTGAGGAATAAACAGTTTAGTTTGAGTTTCTCGCAACACAGGGTCGGCAGCACGGTAGAATTCCTTTAAAACATCAACGGCGTTGTCTTTGCTGATGGCCTCGATAGTAAACATGTTTTTAAGGTCTGCAGAAATCTTGGAAGCGTCCATTTCTGTTTTTGTGATGGTATCAAAACCATTAAAAAGGTCTTTTGATTTTGTTCCACTCTCATTACGTTTAGCAGACCATAAGACAGCATTAAGATTAGCACCGAGTTTAGCAGAAAGGAAAGCAAGAACCTGACGGGTGATGTCGACATTCTTTAAAGCTTCCCCCTTTGAAATCAAGTTGCCATAAACTGTTTGCCATACAGAGTTCGGGGAAAACTTTTTCACTACGCTACCTAAGAAAGTCTCTAATGTACGCGGATCAATGGATACACCATTTTCATCAACACGCCCTTCATCATACGGCCCGAGTTCAATGTCACCATTAACTTCACCTACAGTCTCTTTCCCTATAACACCAGGTCTCTGAGACATGTGCTGCAAAGTTGAAGCCATGGCAAGAACAGGCATCATAAGCAATTCTTTTCTATACTTGACAGCCGACTTGGCAAGCTGTTCATCAGTAATCTGTACGTAACCTTTTGTATCTGCCATATTATAACAATTCTTTTACGTTGTTGAACATTTCTTGTGCTGTGTTGAACTTTGTGAGGTCATCATCCTCACCTTCGTCACCATTAATGTGAGTGGTATCTTCACCATCGGTCTTTTTCAGGTTCTCATTCTGCTTTTTCAGCTCTGAAATCTGATTGTCTTTATCAGAAGATTCCTGTTCCAGATTGGTGATGCGGTCATTGAGGGCCTTGACCTGTTCTTCGGTAAGCGTTACCTTACCATCCTTGTCAACTTCCACACCCTCGATTTTCAAGATGGAATTGACTTTCTGATAATCCTTTTTCATTTGTGTTGTTGAATGATTGAGTGGTTTATTTTGTGCCTGTGGAGTATCCGGCTGGTGTCCCTTGAAGAATTTGTTCACGAAATTGTTGAACCAACTGGGCGCGGTTTCTGCTTCCGGACTTTCGGTCTTGTCCTCCATCGAAGGCAATGCCGGAAGATGGAACATATTGAAGCGGGTCTTCATGGCATCGTCGAAGTTCAGTTTTGAGCCGTCTTCTACGATTTCGTCAATGAATCCGTATTCAAGTGCTTCCTGGGCAGTAAGCCATCGTCCTTCTTTCAGGATTGGAAGAATGTCATCTACTTTTTTCTTGCACTTGTTGGCGTAGAGGTTGGCCAGCACCAAGTCCATTTTGTCATTCTCCAGCTTGTTGGCCTTCAGGTCGTCGATAAGCTGCTGAATCTGGTCGGCGTTGTAGTTGCCCCAGGCATCCACCCAGTTTGACACCTTATGAATAAGATAGAATGCATATCTGGACATGCAGGTTTTCTTGGCACCGGTAGCCAGGATGGTAGCTGCGCTGGCCACGTATCCATACAGGTAGCAAGTCACGTTGCCGTGATCAAGAAACTGCTGCCGGATGTCGAGCGCATCGTCTACCGAGCCACCGAGGGACGAAACACGCACATTGACAGGTTTGTTTTTCAAACCTGACATCTGGCTTCGGATATAGTTCTTTGAATATCCCCAAGGACCGATGTGTGAATCAATACTAATACTATAATCCATGTTGTCGAAAATTAGTCTACGCAATATTATACCTTATATATATTGCATAAAAAGACTCTAATCTAATATGGCAAGCATCGGAATAGGGGAGGTCAGGGTTACTGTGACGGTAACACCTGCCCGTCCACTGGCTGCGGACGGAAAAGTCTCTTCGTTTTGTATGACGGGGTAGGGCTTTTCGGATGAACCAATCAGGAACTGGGAGCCGGTGACGGTTGTTACCTTGAAGCAGAACTTTTTGGCACCAGGTAGCAGCTTCTTTGACCGGAACATGGTGAGTTTGGTGGTGAAAATGCGTTGTTTGTTCTCGATTTTGTCGGAAATCTCGACTGAACTCAGCCCGATGGTTGAAATTGGGCTGAATTGCTGGTAGACATTCAGCCATACTCCCCGGTCGGCTATGATGTCTGAATGCTGAAGGTGATAGGCCTCGATGCATTCTACTTTTCTAATGTTCTGAATCAGATGTACCATGATTATCGTTATTAGATTATGTGTGTTCGGTGTTGTTTGGGTTTGTACAAAAACGGCCTACTCATCCGAGTGTTTTCTGGTTAAAGAACCTAAAAAGATACCTCTCCGGCTATAACTGGTCCTCATACGGTAGTATTTCTGTCTGACAGTCTCCGAATAGTCGTCATCGATGCCGTGCATTTCACACCAGGCAGCGATGGTCTTGTTCAGGCCGCAATCGCGCTTAGTCAGGTCGCTCATCTCATTCCAGAGGTTCGCCCGGAACAGGTCTTCGATGGTCTCCTTTACAGCTGCTTTGGCTTTTTTGCCCAGGTAGTTATAATATTGCGGCGGTTTGGCTTTGCTGTCGGGAATGACGATGGCTGTCAATTCGTCTTCTGCCATTTCCGGCTGAACTTCCGGTGGCCTTTTCCGGAGGAACCGGCGGATAACAGCATTCTCATTACTCTGCGGTGGAAATACCACCGGATTTCCCAGGCTATTGTGAAGCCATTGCTTTAAATAAGGCTCCAGTTTGATATAAAACACAATGTGGCTCATAATGAATTGATTATCTATTACAAATATAATATATATATTATTTTTTAGATAAATAAATATGCTATTAATGTGCTCCAAAAGCAAAAAGTATATTTCCAGATATGACATACTTTTTGCCTTCTACACCTTCTACACTTTCTACAGAAAATAAAATATATTGGTAATCAATAGTTTATGATTTTATAAGGCTTCTACAATTGTAGAAATTATGTAGAAAATGAAGTAATTTGTAGAAGGTTTTAACAAAAACGGCATTTTGTAGAATTTTGTAGAAGGTTTGTAGAATGTATGTAGAATATATAAATATCTCATTATTAACATTGTAGAAGGTGTAGAAAGTGTAGAAGCCTTTTTCACCCCATTTGAAAAAGGGTGAGTACTGCTCCGGGCATATAAAAAAGGCGCAGCGTCCTCACGACGCCACGCCTTTCTACAACTCTAAAACCATTTTTATTACTCATCTAAATCATCACTTGTGGTCTCATTGCCTTCCACCTCTACCTCGAGGTTAATATTATAAGTATCCTTAATCATCTTGTAATCGAAACACAGGGCAATGTCCGGTGTCGAAGTCTTTTTGTAGGATATTCCTCCGGTGGGAGTCGTTTCCATTTTCTGAACTTCCACACCACGCTGTATGTTTTTGAACCGGACTGAGTTCTTTTTACCCATGTATTCCTTGGAGTTCTCCAGGTAGTACACCAGCGAGCCTTCCGGAAGAATTGAATCGCCAACCTGCTTGCCGAATTTTTTATACAGCATGAAGATGCGGTTCTTGCGCATCATAAGGATGGCCTTGGGTTCCTGATACTGCTGCTCAATCTTTATCAGGTTGCTTTTGAACTTATTGACATATTCTATACGGTAGTCACCTTCGATAAATATCTCACCATCCTGCTGCAGATAAGATACCACATTCCAAAAGTTGGCCAATTCATTGTTGCTTTTACATTCTGCGTTCTGACGGACTATGCCATCCAGTGTAACCTTGCGAATATCCTGGTATGAAAACGGCAAGTCAAGTACACCCTCGAGCGTTCTGAAGGCTGCCAGCGGTATGATCCAGTTACGCAAGATTCGGTCTTCCACTTTCTCTGCCCCCAGTCCTTCAATAATGTCAGACAAACAGGAATGAAAGTTGCTGACGAACTGTTGCTCCATCTTGGCCCGATGACGCAATATCTGAAGGGTCAGGTGTGACAGGCCTCGTTTGCGAATGTCTACCAGTTCGCTGTATCGTTTCTTTTCCGCATCAGTAAATTCTGATTTGGAAAACGTCAGGAATATAAGTCTACTGAAGAGAGCTATATCAGCTGTTGCCATCTCCTGTCCGGAAAGGATGACTCCTGAGTCAACGGCTGTTATCTCACGCTTCTTGTCTCTGTCCATGTTGATACGGCTGCGCCCGGCTCCATCCCATAAACCTTTCAAGTATTCGCGTTTGTCGATGTCAATGTTATTTTTAAACTCATCAATATGTACCAGGGCGTTTGAACATTGTGCTACCAGTTCGGCCAGTGCCGGGATAGTGGCATTCTGAATGTTGGGAGGTGTGTTGTCGATAATGAACAAGGACATCAGGCTGTGACCGAGCTCTGACTTTCCTGAACCTTTCGGTCCGAACAGGTTCAGGATGGGGAAGCTCTTAGTATAACCGGTAATCACATCGCGGAACAATGTGGCCAGGAGGAAGCAGATACCCACTTTTGCATTATCTCCGAAAACTCCTACCAGTTTGGAAAAGTAGTCTCTCATGGAGATGCCGGAGTAGTTCAGGTGGACAAATCGTCGTTCGAACTGGAACAGTTTGTCATCATCCCGGTAAATCAGACTGGAGGCCGGAAGATAGTAGTTTCCTTTATCGCCCAGGCGAACAATGCCATAATCGTCTACCGGGTGCCATTCGGTGTCAAATACTCCATTGCCGAACGCATAGAATCCTTTGCGTTGCCACCCTAACTGGGTAATCTCCACTGCGGTTTCCGTCTGTTCATAAAGATACATCTTCAGGCGTGTCATTTCTTTTTCGGTAGCCAGCCAGATATAGTTACCCAGTCCTTCGACCTTCTGTTTGAACTTTGATAACGACACCAGATCTTCTTGCTTCATCTCCACGATTTCCTCCTGGCGGTTCTGGTTCTTGATGCGGTACAATCGCTTGGGATTAAGAGAGTCCTTGATGTGAAACATCGGTTGCATCACGAAGTTTGACCACTGATATTCTTTCCCGTCGTTGGTCGAGTAATAACAGTTGTTGGACTCAAAGAATCCATATTTGGCCAGCAGGTCCCGGTTGATGGTCTGTGTCTTGTCTGCCTTGGATTCGGAAATTTTCTTCTTTTCACGGTTGATGGCCGTTAGCCAAAGATTCTTATGGTTATAGATTTTCTTCAGCTGCTCCAGGTACATTTGTTCTTTGACTTCATCGCCAACCATGGCCACCATCTGGGCAATCTTGGATACGGCTGAACTTTTGTCCTCGGTGGTACCGTCAGTCTTGAAAGCATATCCGGCATACCAGGTGATGAAATCTACTTCGTCAAGGTCTTTGAACTTGGTACGGCTGGTGCAGTAAGAGTCCGGATCATTTTTCGTATTTCCTTCACCACAGGGAATCTCCTTAACGGATACGGAGAAACCGCACTCCATAGCCAGTTGGCCGGACTTGATGACGGCTGCTATTCCGGTACCGTATTGTTCGCCTGGTTTGATGGCGTCCGCGTCCGGAAGAAAGCAAAGGGAAGTGGCATACCTTTTAATCTGGTAGAACTGTTTCTTTGTCCAGGCAGCACCCAGTGAGGCAATGGTGTTGTTTATTCCGATGGATTGCAGGCGCATTACATCGGGGGCACCTTCCACACAATAAAACTTTTCTTCTTTGGCAGCCTGCCTGATGGCGTTGTCAATACCGAATATGCTGTCGGACTTGTCATATATATCGCTTTGGCAAGAATTGAGGTATTTGGGAGTGCCATCCACTTCGCTCATGTCGCGGGCAGTCCACCCGATGATGTTCCGGAACCGGTCGCGGATGGGTATCATGATACGGTCACGATAGAAGTCATAATATCCATCACCCTCCTTGCGCTTCCGGATCAGTCCGCACTCTACCATCAGGTCGGCAGAGTATCCGGCCTTGATGGCTGCGTCTGCAAAAGCGGACCAGGAAGGAAGTGCGTAACCGATACCCTGCTCCTGAGGATATTGCTCACCCCATCTCTGTTTGATTTTGGCCCGTGCAGCGTCAGCTTCTGTTTTTTGCAGGTTCGCAAGAAAGTATTGAGCCGCAAATTCATTTATTGCGAACATGGACGCACGTTTGCGAATCGCCTTTAGCTCTTCCGGATTTTTCTCTTCTTTCTTGTCTTCTATATCGATGCCGTATTTGTCGGCCAGCCAGTGACACGCCTCTGGAAAGTTCATGTTATTTATTTTCTCCACAAACTTAATGACGTTGCCACCTTCTTTGCAAGCACCGAAGCAGTACCATAAGCCGCGTGCCTGGTCTACCATGAAGGAAGGGGTGTCTTCCTGATGGAACGGACAGCATGCCTTGTATCTGACTCCGGACTGTTGCAGCTGGACGAATTGTCCTACTACGTCTACTATGTCGGCACGGTCAAGAATCTTTTCTATGTCTGAGTTGGAAATCATGTTTTAGAGTGTTTTGGATACCGGCAAATATCAGGCATTTGCCGGTTTTATAAAAGATAGATTAGAAGTGTATGTCGTGGTCACGCAGACGGATATTGTTGTTGATGTTGTAACAGCGTCCATAGCCATCCCATCGGACTCGTTTTCGTCGGGGTGTATTTCTTGAGATACCGTTATTCAACGATTTTCGGCATATTATGATGTAACCGGTCACCTTACGTACTAGCATGTCAGAAGTGTAATAGACGTGCTCAATTTGTTTTGTATGGAAGACGGATTCCCATTCTTCCATTTTGTGTAATTTCATGTTTCCCATACTCATCCTTTTAATTCGTGTTGTTCATTCTCTAATAAAACTCCTGCTATGTACCCATTCAGCACATCAAGAATAAATATCCGTTCATTCTCTGTGTAGCCTTGAATATGTTCCCTGACAAAGCTAAGTTCCATCTGGGCCACTTCCTTCAGTTCTTCTCCTCTTGGAGAGAGATAACCGATACCGGCTATCTTGGCCGATATTTCCGGATTGGTATTTTTTGTACGGTCTGTCATAATATTCCTCTTTTTACCAGACGAGATATTGCTATTTCTTCTCCCAAGCCAATCAAAAGCCAAGGATCGGCATATTCAACAGTAAATTTCGACATATCCTTATATTCAGCATGCTCCTCAATCTTTATGATACGTAATACACATTTATTATGCGTTTTTTCGATTGTCATCTTTAGTATATCAGTAATTTCTTTATCGCATAAAAAACTTATTTTTTCCATACTACTATATTTTCATCAGTCATCCTCTATAATTTTCTTCCCACAAAAAGGGCAGTACTGGTAAGTTAAGTCAATACTACTTTGACTTTTACAAAAGGTACCATCCTTCTTTTTCTTTCGATATAAAACCTCTATAGAAGGAAGTAAACGTATCTTTCCATTAATAGGCGTAAATACACCTCGTATCATTGCATGGGGGTCACCTGTGGTCTCTCTCACTTTTTCCTTTGCTTCTTCAAAACAATTACATGCCATAATCAATCCTCCTTTTTCTCGAAAACGTTAATAGGGAACCAGTATATTTTACTCTGTTTTTTTTATTCTTCATATACCATTTTTCTGACTTTGAATACCATATCGACACCCCGAAAAGCAGATTGGAATCTTGTTTTCATTGTAGTGGTATCTGTAACCATTACAATAGCTATTAATAAAGTATCTATCATAATTCAAAATTGTTATACCAGGTAATAATTTGACTTGTATTCTTGAGGTTTAGTTTTACCTTAATTGCCTGTATGGTATTGTGTACCGTATGGATTGAGATATATAATCTGTCAGATACTTCCTGCGGGGTAAGTCCTTCGGCTAGTGCAGCTGCTATTTGTAGCTGTCTTGTGGTCAGGACTGATGTACGTTTAGGATTGCATATCACATTCTCATACTGACAGTCACCGGAACCTCTCAGAGGACAATGTACTTGCTCGATGTTGATATTCCCGTCGATAAAATCTATCTTTTGGGTATCCAGTTCTCCGCAATTACACCGTATGAAGCGATTCACTATTCTGAATTTTTGGTACCTGGAATTTTTGCGCGATTTGGAATAGCATTGTTCAAGTGCGTGGTACGCATCGGAATAACACTCTCGTATAGTATCCAGTAATTCATCTACTACTTCCCGGCTGGATTCTGATAGCCGGGTGGTATAGTTGCCGTCATCACACATCACATAGCCTGATGGCGTGTTGTAGAACTCAACTTGATTTCTCATTTTCTTTTTGAATAAACCTCTCTATCGCTTCGCGTTCAAGTTTGGTCCAGGAATCGTTTCTCATCTTGTAGAAGAAAGAAGGGTAGGATATTCCGCACAATTCAATCACATCTTGAATGAACTTACTTTTCACTTTACCCGATAGAGATAAATAATAGTTAGATATTACCATTTCTGTTACTTTTTAGATGATTATATTATTTGCTATTGATTTAATTATTAAATTTATAGTGCAAACTTAAAGATTTATTGATAATAATCAAAGTATTGTTTATTGTAAATTCAATATTTATTGATATTTAGAATGGCTAAAAATTAAATAATATATGCTTGTACCTCAAAGAATAGTTGAATTAATAGAGAGCAACAGATTGACTAAGAAGGGTTTCTGTGAAAAGGTTGGTATATCTGTGCAAACTCTAGAAAACGTTTTAAAAGGCTCAGATATAGGTTCAAAGAAATTAGAAAAGATAGCATTATTTTTCGGAGTATCAATGGATTACTTCTTTGATAGTGAGAAAATGACTCATTCAAGTATAGGTCATAGTGTAAATGGTAATGGAAATCTAGTTTCAGGAGATATAAGATTGAACGAGTGTCAAAGGGAAATTGAACATCTTAAAGAATTGTTGTCTGAAAAGGAACGTACAATACAAATTCTATTAAATAAGAATTAA